CGGCCAACGCCGGTATGCCGGCCACTCCCATCCCCAGCGAGTTCACAGCGATGGGGAAGGATGGGCGGGCGCTCAGCGTGTCTGGCTACGTGTACCGGGGCGAGGTCCACATCTCAGGCCCGGCGTTTGAGAAGACGGTGGTGTTCAAGGACGCGTCCCGTAACCACCTCGTGTCGCAGGTGACGTCGTTCCGCGTCGGCGACAAGGAAGCGGCCAAGCGGCCCGATGATCTACTGGATTCATTTGTCTATGGCGTCGCCATGGGCCTGGGCAACGGGGAGGGGTTCTGATGAGCGCAGTCGACCTCACCTTCACGCCCACCGGCAACGCCTTCCAGACGATCCTGGGCGCCGGCGACGTTCAGCCGGGCGACAGCGTCAGCTACCAGCTGTGCAAGCTGATCTACACCTACCACCCGCTCGGGTTGAAGATGGCGGACGGACCGATCAAGATGGCCCAGTCGCAGGAGCGCAAGATCACCATCCCCAAGGGGCCGGCGGAGCGCTGCCGCGAGGCCTTCGCCGCCGAGTGGAAGGCGCTCAACTGCGACCGGCACATCCTCAACCTGGGCCGGCTCAGCCGCGTCTACGGCGTGGCCAGCATTGCCCTGCTGACGGACGGCGTGTCGCCCGACGCGGCCCTGGACTACGACAAGCTGGCCGACGCCACGGTCGCCATCAACGTGTTCGACCCGCTCAACACCGCCGGCTCATTGGTGCTAAACCAAGACCCCAACGCGATGGACTTCCAGAAGGTGAAGGGCATCGCCGTGCAGGGGCAGGCGTACCACCGCAGCCGGACGGTGGTGCTGCTCAACGAAGAGCCCATCTACATCGAGTACACCGGCTCGGCGTTCGGCTACGTTGGGCGCAGCGTCTACCAGCGCGCCCTGTACGCGCTGAAGACGTACATCCAGACTATGATCACGGACAACTTGATTGTCATCAAGTCCGGCGTGATCATTGCGATGCTGAAGCAGATTGGCAGCATCGTGAACAACATCGCCCAGGCGGTGGTCGGGTTCAAGCGTGACGTCCTCAAGCAAGCCGTGACCGGCAACGTGATCTCAATCGGCGAGACCGAAAAGATTGAGACGCTGAACATGCAGAACCTTGAGGGTCCGTATGCGCTGGCCCGCAAGAACACGCTGGAGAACATCGCCACCGCCGCCGACATGCCGGCCAAGCTCCTCAACAGCGAGACGTTCGCCGAGGGGTTCGGCGAGGGCACCGAGGACGCCAAGCACGTGGCCCAGTTCGTGGACGGCGTGCGCGCCTGGCTTGGGCCGGCCTACACGTTCTTCGACGGCATCGTTATGCACCGGGCCTGGAACAAGGACTTCTATCGTCAAATCCAGGAAGAGTTCCCAGAGTACCGGGACGTGCCCTACGCCAGGGCGTTCTACGACTGGAAGAACAGCTTCCTCGCCCAGTGGCCCAACCTGCTGGAGGAACCGGACAGCGAGAAGGTCAAGGTCGACGATGTCAAGCTGAAGGGCCTGATCGCCATCATGGAGGTCCTGTTGCCCGAGGTTGACCCCGAGAACAAGGCGACCACCATCCAGTGGATGGCCGGCCTGCTCAACGAGATGAAGATGATGTTCCCGGAACCTCTCATCTTGGACTACGAGGCGTTGGCGGACTACACCCCGCCCGAGCAGCAGCTGGCCGAGGAACCCGAGCCGGGCAAGCCGTTCGCGGCGAACGACAGCCCCGACAGCCGCAGGCGCTCGCGCATCGCGGCCCTGCGACGTGAGCTCATCAGGCTTGGGGCGGCGGCCTGATGCAGCCCAACCATGCCTTGATTGCGCATGAGCTTGAGCGCAGCGCCGAGGCCTTTCAGGGCCTGACGAACGACCTGAGTGAGTTCCACGGCGCCTGCGTGCAGGGCGACTACCGCCGCGCCGACGACCTGCGCATCCGGATGCAGGCCCAGCTGGACGCGTGCTGCGACCTGTACAGCGCGGCCTGCCGGCACCTGGAGCCGTTTCTCGAGACCTAGTAGGCGCGCCTGGCTGACCCCCAGCAGATGTCGCCTTCTGCGTCCCGCCACCCAGCCGAGTAGCACTCTGCTTCGGCAGCGTCAGAGTAGGCCGCCGTGTTGTCTGGGCGGTTGTCCCAGCGGTCGTTGTAGCCAGCGGTCGCAGCGGCGAGCATGGCCTTGGTCGGCTTCTTCCGGTTCACCTTGCTGCGGTCAAGGGTAACGGGTGTGGAGCTTAAGCGGGGCCGGAACTTCTTGCGTAGAGCCATGGCACGGATCCTCTAGCTGTTGCGTGTGGCGCCGGGCGAGCAACCGACGGGGTCCTGTTTGGCTTGACTGTCCCGACCTAAGTCGGCTCGCCCGTGCTGGAACCTGACCGCCTGGCGTTGCCCGCCCGACCCCTGTTCAATACGCTCGGTGCTGAAGTTCCACAAGAGCAAAATCACGGAGCGCGCATTTGGCGGCTAGAAAACTTGACCAGCACCGCCTGGCAGTGATCGCCGACGCGGTGCGCGCCCTGGGCATTCGCAATGATTTCACAACCGCCGGCATGGTGCGTGACGATGCTGGCGACGACCCTGGGGGCGGCGCTGGGCTCCGCCCTGGTGCGCTGGATGCTGCCCTGGCCGCCGGGGCCACCGCCCGCGCCAACGCCCGCCCCAGGGCGGCCTGCCCCCATGCCGCCGGCAGCGGCCTCCGGGCCGCCTGGCTGCTGGGCTACGGAGACTGACGTGACGACCCGCGCCTACGACGAGGTGGTGTCCGCCGCGATCAATGACCTGGCCGCGAACGGCTTTGACAGCGTTGAGCGCGTGGCGTACTGGGAGGCGCAGATTCGCGCCGCCGCCGAGGCGATGCTTGGCTCCGCCGCCCAGGCCGAGGAGACCCTGCGCCGCGCCATGGCCCAGGTCTACGCGCGCCTGCTGGACCAGGGCAAGGTCGTGCAGATGCACCCTGGCGTGGAGCGCTTCACGGTCGAGCGCCTGCGGCCCCAGCTGCGGGCTGAGCTGGACCGGCGCATCATGGCCTCGGCTCAGCTCATTCGGCTGAACCGGCGTCAGGCCATTGAGAAAACGCTGCAACGGTTCAGCGGCTGGTCCACCAGCATCCCGGCGGGCGGGTCGGACAACGTGGACCGCCGTGAGGAGAAGGCTACCCTCAAGAAGGCGCTGAAGCAGCTGCCCTTTGAGGAACGGCGCGTCCTGATAGACCAGGGCCACAAGCTCACGGCCTCCATCGCTGATATCATAGCGGTGGACCAGCGGGCCATCGCGGTGAAGTGGAACAGCCGCTGGCGTCAGCCCGGCTACAACTACCGTGAGGACCACAAGGAGCGCGACGGACTGATCTACCTTCTGCGCGGCTGCTGGGCCGCCGAACAGGGACTGATCAAGCCAGGCGGCGCCGGCTACTACGACCAAGTCACGGCCTTTGCCGAAGAACCCTTCTGCCGCTGCCAGGGCACGTATATCTACAACCTGCGTGACCTGCCGGCCGAGATGCTGACGAACAAGGGGCGAGAGGCCCTTGATGAGGCACGTCGCAAGGCGCGGGCCGCCATGGCTGGAGCTTACTAACGATGAGTATAGAACAATACTGGGACCAGCTGCAGACGACCATCGCCAGCCTTGGCGGTGGGCTGACGCTGCCCCACATGGTGGCGGGGGCGTTTGGAGCCGGGGGCGTAGTAGGCGGCGTGGGCAGTTTCTTTTCTTATCTCGGCGCCCGCCGGAAGGCCAAGGCGGCCGAACAATCAGCGCAATCAGCGCGCGACGTCGCGGCGGCCCAGGCCACCACGGCACTCATTGACCACCTCCAGCGCGAGGTGACGGGGCTGTGCAACCGCATGAACGAATGCGAGGGCCGGCACGAGGAGTGCGAGACCCGCGTGGGGGAGCTCAGCCAGAAGATTGAAGACTCTCGTAGAGAGATTGAGAAGCTGATGAAGATTCCCGTGCCGGGCTACGTGAACCCGCAGGAAGGATAGACTATGCCCACCAAGTCGCCCGCCCAGCACCGCCTCATGGAGGCCGCCGCCCATACGCCTGGCGGCTACGGTGGCGTGAGCCAGGCGGTCGGTAAGGAATTCGTTGGAAAGGACTGCTCCATGAACGACTACGTCGGCAAGCTGGACGCGGTCCACGATGCGTGTTCAGCGGTGGCTAGCCGGTTGGACGCCGACTACCGCATCACCAGCGGTGCGGAGCCGACCGCCGGGCGTGCCGGCTGGTACGACGCCGTCGTCTACAACGGGACCATGCGCGCCGTTCATGGCAGCCATCCCGATGAAGACACAGCCAAGCGCCGCGCCAAGGAGTGGGCCAATCAACATCGCGCCGAACGGAAGCGTGAAGGTAAATGATCCGCGCCGCCGGCATCCTGTTCATCACCCCCGACAACCGCGCCCTCTTCCTCAAGCGCGGCAACGGGAGCGATCACCCGTTGGAGTGGGCGTTCCCCGGCGGCCAGATGGAAGATGAGGATGGCGACGACGCCGAGGCCACCGCCCGGCGCGAGACGCTGGAGGAGACGGGCCGCGACGTGCGCGGGACAATCAAGTTGCACACGCGGGCCATCGCACCCGCAGAGATACCCGCCCTGGGGGCGCCCGAGGTCGCGTCCACCGCCGCGACGCCGGGGGTGGCGGCTGTTCTCCCAGCCGGCGCCCCACCCCCGGCAGCGGTGGCTCCGAGCGAGGACGTGGATTTTACGACCTACCTGTGCAGGGTCGATAAGGAGTTCGTGCCCACCCTCTGCGATGAACACACCGGCTGGGCCTGGGCCGACGTCACGACTCCGCCGCTGCCGCTGCACCCTGGCGCCCAGGTGGCGCTGGACCGCCTGACAATGAATGAGCTCGGCGTGGCGCGCGCCATGGCCGCTGGGCGGCTGACGTCGCCGCAGAAGTACGAGAACGTGTGGCTGTTTAACCTGCGCGTGACCGGCACGGGCGCGGCCTACCGCCATGGCCGCAGGGAATACGTCTGGCGCCCGCCCGAAATTTACATGAACGACGAGTTCCTGGCCCGCGTGGCCGGCCTCCAGGTCATCTTCGAACACCCGGAGAAGGCCCAGCTGGACAGCAAGGAATTTAACAGCCGCACCATCGGCGCGCTCTTCCTTCCCTACCTGCGGACCGACCTGCAGGAGGTGTGGGCCATTGCCAAAATCTACGACGCTCCCACCGCCAAGCTGATGAGTAAGATACAAATCAGTACATCGCCCGGCGTGGTGTTCAGGGGCAAGGCGGCCATGCAGGGCAACGAGCGCCTGGAGCTGGCCAGCGGCGAACACATTCTCATTGAGGGTGATCCCACCCTCTGGGACCACCTGGCCGTCTGTGAGGCCGGTGTGTGGGACAAGGACGGCGGCCCGGTGGGCGTGGAATCCAGTGATGCCGTCTTGCTGAACGACGCCCAGGTCCCCCTGGAGCCTGTGGCGCGCGTGCGCCTGCCGCTGGACGCTGACAAGCTGGCGCGCCTGGATCGTAACCTGAAGATTACCCGCCTACGGCTGCGCGCCGGGGCGGCCTGAGACCAACCCCAACCACTGTCAAAGGAGGCTCTCGTGGCCGAAGACAAGATTGAAGACCGCAAGGACGCCGACGACGACAAGGACAAGGTCGAGGACCGCAAGGACGCCGACGCCGGCTCTAAGCTCGACGACATCCTCAAGTGCGTCGACGCCATCGCCGACGGCATGACCAGCCGCCTGGATGAGGCATTCAAGCGCATGGACGCCATGGAAGAGCGGTTCAAGGACGCCCGCAAGGACGCGGAAGACAAGGACAAGATCGAGGACCGCAAAGACAAGGTCGAGGACCGCAAGGACCGCAAGGACCGCAAGGACAAGGTCGAGGACCGCAAGGACGCCGAGGACAAGGACGACGACAAGACCAAGCCCGAGGAGACCGCCGCCGATCGCAAGGACGCGGAAGACAAGGACAAGGTCGAGGACCGCAAGGACGCCGAGGACAAGGACGACGACAAGATGAACGACAGTGCCTTCGCCCGCACGCAGACCGAGCTGAGCCGCGTGCGCAACCAGCTGCGCGACGTGGAGTCGCGGCTGCCCAAGGTCATCACCGACGCCGAATACCACGCCATGGCGGACACCCAGTCCAAGTATGACAGCGTGTTCCTGGCGTTGGGCGACGCTCAGGGCGCGCCCCGCCCGCTCCAGCAGGAGGACCACATGGGCTATCGCCGGCGCCTGGCCAACCGTCTCAAGGCGCACGCGCCGCGCTTCAAGGACATCGATATCCTGTCGATCAACGACGCGGCCACGTTCGACTACATGGAAGAGCAGGTGTTCAAGGACGCCCAAGAGGCCGCTCTCCACCCGGCTGATCTGCCACCCGCCACGCTCCGCGAAATTAAAACGCGGGACGCGACGGGCCGGGAGATCAGCACCTTCGTCGGTGACTCGGCCGCGTTCATTGGCCAGTTCACCGGCCCGGCCCGCCGTATGACCCGCCTGGGTCTGCCCGGCTAAGCCGGCGTCAGCACCCTTAACCAGGCCCCCGGTTCACGCCGGGGGCGCACCCTTCGCGCTCCCGAAAGGACCGTTCGATGACCTCTACCCTCAACCTGAACCCCATCGCGACGACCAACGCGGCTGGGAGCTTCAGCATCAGCAGCAGCGGCTTCATCCAAGGCGCCATGCTGGACGACCCGGTCGCCCGCTACAGCCTGGCCGCCGGCTACCTGGACCCCGCCGAGACCCTGCCCATGTGGGGCGGCGTGGGCATCAGCGAGTACATCCCAGGCGGCACCAACACGCCGCAGCAGAGCTACGGTCCGCGCATCGGGCGCGCCACGTCGCTCGTCACCACGTCCTCCGGCGGTCTGACCGGCTTCAGTGTGTTCAACCAGGCGCACGCGGGTCTCACCACGCCGCAGAGCCCGGTGCCGCTCTATCTGTCCAACATGTCCGTCAACTTCCTGCGGCTGGGCAGCGGCGCCCGCCTGGCCGTGGCCGCTGACCCGGCGCTGGTCAGCTACGACGGTTCCATCATCGGCACGCAATTCAGCTGGGACTTCGCCAGCCAGAAGCTGGTCAAGTACGCGCCCGCCTACGTGGCCAACCCCATCACGGGCGCCACCTGGGCCAGCACCAGCGGCGGTCGGACCACCTTCACCGTCACCAACGACCTCTCGGCCGTTCTGGTGGCCGGCGACACCATCAACGTGTCCGGCGTTGTCTCCACCGGCGGCAGCGGCGTGGGCTTCAACGGCGAGTTCATCGTCGTGTCGGTCACCTCCACGCAGATCGTCGTCACCCAGGCACTCTCGGCCAGCCCCGGCACCTATTCGTCGGGCGGGTCCGTGGCGGCGGGCGGCGGTGCGTTGAATGTTCGCGTCCTGGAAATCCAGCCGGACAACAACATGACCGTCAACTACGACCCGGTCGCCGGCTTCGCCACCTGGAACCGCAACGGCGCGATCGCCGT